CTTTGGGGTCCGAAGACAATTGAAAAGACGTGGATTAACACCACTTCACCGCTCGGAGACGGAATCTTCCCAAAACCCGCTGCCATAATACACGGAAGGATTTAACTCCTCATATACCAGGCTGAGATGGGACCACACTTATTATAGAGAAAAACGGGATAAACTTAACTGCCCTAAGGCGCGTTTTCCCTAATTCGATTCATTTTAGAAAGAGCGTATTCTTCCGACTCCTTCAGAACTTGATCCCACACAGTAGGATCATCCCAAAGTTTTGGAAGGTTGGAAGAGGAGTTCGAGCCTATCCCGTTATCTAACGGCTGTATTTCTATAGTCTCTTGTTTAGGGAGACAATTTTTCAGTTTTTTATATAATTCTTTCCGTGACTTGGAGGTGAGGTTCTTCGAATCCCGAAGGATAAGCTTCAAAGAACGAGCGTCCGACGTCAAGAACGCGTCCCGATCCTGCTTCTCGTACTTATAAGACGAGAACGGACGCGCGAAACGATAGACAAAGTCCTTCAGACCTGTCTTCATCCCGCGCTCTATTCTATCACCCTCCACGACAAGGTGATCCTTAACAGCCACAAGCCCGCGCCGTTCCATGCGCCAGGCCTCCTCAAATTCGGCATCTAGCTTCCTACAGAACTGGACGTCCCGCAGTAATGCTCTGCCTATTTGACGAGTGTGGTAAAAGTTAGGATTCCTATAATCGGGAGAGGTCCAGGAGACGATCCTCGAAAGGCCGAAACGATCAGCCAAGTCACTTTTTAATTTTTTTTTATCAACATAACATACCCCCGATAGAATGATACCCTCTGGTTTTCCCATAGACGGACCAGCGCGACCATCAGATTTGGAAAATCCCACCTTTTCAAGTGAGATCACCTTCTCATAATGTTCGCAGTCCATCCACAGGCGAGGGCGGCTTTCTTTAGCCCAAACCATCCTTTTTCTCAGGAGCATATCCTGTCTTTTTTTTCTTTCCGACGGAGAGACGGTGCCGTGAGTGTTGCCCAGTGCAGTTGGGAACTGCATTGTTGTAAGCGCGTCATAGCACCCAAGGCCACCCCACGAGACCGGGAGCTCCGGGAGGAGGGTAACATCGAGCTCTAAAAGCTCTCTCGTCTTCTCGTCAAGAAGAGGAGATCGATAGATGTTAATCCAAGATTCGTGTGGACAAAGGTGACTCTTCCCGTTGATGCCCGAAAGCATCGAAGGAAGAATCGGTCCCACGTTCCTCAATCCTCCAAGAGTCGTCCAGAGCTGCGAGTTAACGGAAAAGTACTCTCTACTTTCCGGAGACTTCGCGAGACTCGGGACACCTCCAAATATCTCTAGAGTGTCGGACCAACGCTGTCCTTCCGTTCGGATTTTCCTATTTTTTTCGTTTGCTTCCGCTGGCAGGAGTCTGTCGCATGTCTCCCCCCAGGTCACGTAATCGTCCCCATTGACTCCTATCTTGTCATAGGAAAGGACAAAGTCCTTCAAGTCTCGGTTGCTCAAGCCGAGTACATAGTCAGTGAGGCCTTTAGATTCGAGACCAATGAGGAGACCGATCAGGCAGAGTATTGGAAAGGAGAAGTCAGAGCCCATCATCTGGCCCCAAACCTGCTCGCACATCAACATCCACTCCCCCGTTGGAAGCTTTTCGTGGAATTTACATTCTGTAATGAAACCGCGCATCTCTTTTCGAGCTTGTGATGCGTCGACCCCGAAATCGAACTCGTCACAGAAGAAGTCTATGACGATGTTTGCGAACATAGGATCGAAATTATCGGTTGCGGCCTCAAGATCACCGCTACAGAATGTCTCTCTATCTGTCAAGCTACTAGGACAGCACTCTTCCACCCATTCCTCAACACTTCGGCCGGCGATCATCCAGGAACATTCACGTAAACGAGTGAACATGAACTCGTTCAACCAAGAGTAGCGTGAACTTGCTACACTTGAAATCGTGATAGTCCTGAATTTTCCTCCAGAGTATATCGTTTTTGCACTGACCACGTCTACAAGTGACGGATCTAGTCGGTAATCGGAATATAAGAACTCCCGTTTACCCCCCTTAGATCGGGGCATTTCGATACAACTCTTGCCAGAGTTGGGGGCACGTCCATTCGATTCGATCGAACGCGTGCGTGAGTGAAAGAGCACTTTGCATATCCTTCGCAAGAGAGCTCCACATTTATTTTTTCTTATTTTTTTATTGAATGCAATCTCACTCCTTACTGTACCAACACGCTTATAGAATTCCTCGGTTGCCTTAGATGCAAGTCGAGGATCTACAACGACGAAAGACTTTCTCCCCATATAGATGGAGAAAGCCCGCGCGACGTCATCGGCAGAAGAAGCGAGGAAGGTCCGAGAGGTACCAGGCCAGTGGAATTTTCCACTGCCCGGCTTCCCCACCGTCCCCAAGAGTGATGCCAACTGAACGTCAGCAATCTTCTTAGAGAACTGGAACTCCTCGTCTCCTCCACAAAGTGACGACGTCGTGAAAACGCCGTTGGCGCCTATGATATATAGGAACCAGGAGAAAACTACATTCATTTTATTCTGTTTTCGGGCGAGGAGTCGGTCCAGATAAGGATCGCTTGATTCCCCGTCATAGTGCTTGAAGGCGTTTTCGATTTCATCCGTCACGGCCTGCAGTTCAATGCAAGCTAGCCGGAAGGGGCCGGGAGAGAAAGGGTCGTGAACCGTCCACCTTTCACCGAGAAAACGTCTTAGAGATATCTCATGTTCGACCGCCAAGTCCTTGCGGACCGTCGGCTTCAGCATCTTGCGCTGAAAGATTTCTCTGAGTTGCATGATTTCACTGAACTTGTGATACATGCCCAATGCACTAGACCAAGCGTCCCGTTCGTCAGGTTCCGAAAGTTCCCACACTCGATCCAAAAGCTCGACTGGCAAGCTTTGGAGAGAAGTCCTCCTAGAGGACCTGGAACAACTCGACGACACTACACTCGCCTCGTTTACAGATTTTTCGAATAATTTATTTTTGAGTCGACACGCCAGACTATGTTTGAGGCTGGAGGTAGCAACAAAGGACGAATACACACAATGTATTCCTCTCACACTGCAACTCTGGATTTCTCCTTCGTCGTCACCGTGTAATTGCTCCCCAGAAAGGAGAAGAGACTCCTTCCCACTCTTTCCGTCCGCCGCCATCGCGATCGAAGCCGCCTCAGAAGAAGCTTGCTCGATTTTTATAGTCCGCTTAAACTTCACGGACTCGCGAAGGTTACTTTCCTTCACTTTGCTAACGTCCCCCATAATGACTTGCGATAAGTCGGGGCAACTGCAAACCTTTCCTTTTTCCCTGTGTTCCCGAAGGAGGTTAAAGGAAGGATTTTTTTCTTTATTTATACTGACAGGACGTTTAGCCCACCAGTTGCTGGGTCCCACTCTTGGTGCCTCCCAACTTTGTGCGAGTCTACGCTTCTGATATTCTAGATCAATCTTTCGACTGATGAATACCGTCCGACGCAGCTCCTTGAGCGTCACGGTCTTTTGATTGGAGGTGTTACGTCCGCGTACGAACGCACCGGGGTTTTCGATTCCCCGTACCGCGAGCCTCCATAAAAGCCATTGTGAAGCCATATTCGTCAATTAATATTGTCGAATGCGATGCGCCCTACGTGCCGTCATTGATTTCTACCCCATGGGGGAAACCTGGACAATGTAGGATGGACATTCACTACCTGGTTGATCGCATCTCCGAGGACCTGAGATGTAAGCCCGACCGCATCAATGGTCAGACCCCTGCCAGCGCCGGTTTATAGAGCCGGTCCAACCTCTTTTTATTTAAAGACACAAGCGTTCCTCTCTTATGTCTATAACTCACCCTCATTCCCATTATGACTTATCTCTCGGCTTTAAGCCCGTAGAGTAATAGATTTGTTGTCTATACCCGAGACTGGAAGATATATCCTCCTGGTCCCCCACCAAAGCAATGAAGCCTTGTCCTGTTGAGGTAAAGGTTGAGCTCTCCACTAATACATCCATCAAAACGGATTCGGGGAGGTGGCAAAATCCAAGTGTAAACTTGAGTACCTGTTAGGGGTTTGTACCTAACCTTGGCTCTGCCGTGCTTTATCCATACAAGCATAGTAACGAGTTCAAGACCATATTGCGAGAACAGCAATTAAAAAACGGATTTTCTCCATTCTTCAGAAGAGTCTTCATGGTCGAG